ATGGAGCAATTAATGTATACGTTGATCCCACAAATTCACATTCAAACTCTTGAGTGAACTGTACTTCAGAAGTATTACGTATTGTTTCTTCTTTCCATTTTTCATCACGTCCTGGCATCTCTGACCAATGTACTTCAATTGGCACATAATCATTTCTTTTTTCTATCGATTCAATCCACATTTTGTAAAACATATTCATACCAAGTGGAGTTGAAACAATAAGAACTTTAGTAGATTCACCAGAAGAAATTGTAGGATAAACAGAGGTGAAAAATTGTTCTGCTATGTTTTGTGGTACGTGTGCAAACTCATCAAGAAAAATAATATTGAATGAACTACCACGAACAGCTGAACTTGAAGTTGCTGCGGCGATAACCTTAGAGCCGTTCTCTACTTCAATATTACCTTTGTTCCATACAACCGCACCTTGTTGTAACCACTTAGGTAGATGTTCGTATGCAAGTTGTAATCTTGAAAGAAGTTCTCTCGCCACTGCTCCTTTGTTAGCAAGGATAGCAACATTAACACTTTCATTGAACAGGATGTAATGAAGTAAAAAACTGATGATCGTAGTAGACTTGCCTGTTTGTCTAGGCATTTTACAGATTACAAAACGATTATCATTGAACTTATGTATCATATCTCTTTGATAATCATACATATCAAATGAAACTAAACCCTTATCTACATGAACAATTTTGACATAACTCTCTATGAAGTGTTCAGGATTTTCCTTACATTTCATATATTCAGTAAGGGTTTCCTCTGTCCACTCTATTTTTTGTCCAACATTTTTTAAATTGGGGTTTCCAAGATAATTTTCGCTAGCCACGCTTCGCCTTTAATAGTTTTTGTAATTCGGCAGTAGATCCCACAAAGACTGCATTATTAACATTAACACTACTATTTGTTTCAATACTTAGTTCTTTTTTGGTTTTATGTAGAGACATTAATTCTTTATTTGCATCTAATCCAGATTTAATTAATTGACCAACTACTTCAAACGCACGTGGATGTTCAGATTGTTTAGCAATCTCCAACATCTCTTCTACTGCGTCTTGATTTCTTTCGATTAGATTGTAGTAATTTTCACGGGCATAATTATAATCAATGTCATCATGTTTAACATCACTATCAGAATTTGGTTTAATTCTTGATGCAGGCTCCGGCTTTATTTCCGGAGTTGGAACTAAACTTGTAATTTCTAATATTTCATCTATACGATCATCTACTGTCATCTTTCTTCTCCTTATCAGGTTCTACATCATCATACCAAGACTGGCCCTGTTCGTTTAAACAATCATTGGCTAGAGGAGTAATAATATTATGTATTTCTAGAGGTGATTTTTCTAAAAATTGTGTAGGGTTATGTTTTTCCCTAACCTTATCACATATACAAAAACATTGTTTAGATACATCTATTTCAGTTAATTTTTGGCTGTGTCTTTTATATTTTGTACCAGCTAAAAACTGAATAGCTTCATAACAAGACTTAAATAACAATAAGATATCTTCAGTTTTATATACTTCCTTTTGACTTCTTGGAACTATTTCATGTACTACTTGTTGATTCGGATGTGTGTCTGCCAATGCCTCTGTAAAAGAAGCCAACATTAAAATTACTAAAAGAATCCGAAAAAACATTCTACAGATTCACATCTAATCCAGTTGTCAAATTCACATCTATATTGTCATTAAAATATTCAAAAGTTTGTGTATAACCAAAATCATCATTTGCGGTGACATCTCCTGGTCCGGGTGTAACTGTTAATCTTGATTTAATTCCCGCTGCTCCTGTTCCTGCTGAACTAGTTTCTGTTATGAATTTCATTATTCCTGTTGCCTCAGGTGAACCCGCATCCGCATCTAAAAGTAAATAGTTAACTGAAAAATCTGTGCTATCTTCTAAAATAATATATTCTGGAACTTCTGCTTCTTCTGTAGGCATTCTAAGATTCACAATCACACTTTTGGTAACTGATCCCGACTTAATATCTGGATAGATATATCCTTTTAGTACAAAAGTAAATGACCATATAATCTCTCTCCTTAAAGAGAGTTCACCTTCGTATGAATCTTCAACTGTAGTACTATTTAATACTATAGAAAGATCAGGCTTAACATTCATAGACGGAACTAGATTCACACTAACTGTAAACTCTGGAGTAAAAAAAGGAACAATCTGTTCAAAAATTTGTGCGCCGTCTTCTGAACTGTCCACCATTGCAGTCAAAACAAAATCAAAATTATAAGGTACAGGATTAAATTGTTTCATAAGTGTACTTGTAGACGCGGCAGTATTGGCCGCATACACTTGACCCATTGTATTTAATTTTCTAACTCCATCATAAGTAATTCCGTTCATAATAAAACCCATTCTTGGAAGACTAGCTGCAACTCCTCCATCGGCCTGAACTGCTCTCATTCGAAGAATTAATTTGTCTTTGGCTTCGTATGAAATAGGAACTTTGATCTGTTCTGTTATAACACCAGCTGAATTTCTCCTTTGAATGTTTATATCATTAAAAAGTGTACCAAAAATTGCCACATATTTTCTAATAGTTTCATGATAATAAGTTGTTCCTAACATTATAGACTCCCGAATGGATTACCTTCGGTGAAATCAATAATAGCATCTGCCGCGGCTTCTATTTCTACATTACTTGCAGTCTCTTGTGTATCTGCGGCCGATGATTGAGCATCAAAAGAAGTAATAGAATAAGATGCACTAGAACTGTCACCAACAATATTTACAACTCCAGAAAAGTTACCTGTCATGTTTATGAGATTTAATAGTTTATCAGTTGCATTCCAACTGGCCACCTCTCCTTTGACTGTAGCAGCGGCGAGTGATGCCCCCTGATAGACTTGCTCACCAACAGTATAGTTACCACTACCCGTATTCATTGTAAAATCAATCGAATAAGATTGTGCTCGTTCAATTGCATCTATATCTTCAATACCAGTATTAAGTGATTGATCAGAATAAAAGAACATCTCACATAGAAGATCATAAGTCTGTAATCCACCAGTTTGATAAAATATAGTTTCATCTTCTACAAACATTACTTGAAATAATGCTCCAGTAAGAGGAAAATAAATCAAATCTCCCCCTGCCGGTGCGGTAGCCCTTCCCTCACCCTGAACATTCAATTCCGCCCATCTGCGTCTTGCGACAGTAAAGGTAATTTGATCTTTTATTTGTATTCCAAACTTAGAAATGAAATCACCCTCACCCTCAAATCCGTCTATGGATTTAATATACATTTCAATTGTATGAGCACTATTATAAGATGCAGTATTGTCCTCACCCATTAATGTATCTTCATCATTCAATGTTCTTGGACAATAATATACATCTGTTCCAAAAGTCTGTATTGCCTCAATATTCAAATTTTCTATTAATCTTTGCTCTGGTGTATTTGTACCATGCAGATTAAAATACTGATTTGTCGCCATTTATTATCCTATTAGATGATCGATTGGTAGTTCATACCGTAGTGACATTTCTGTTTGAATGGTTTCAAGTTCTGTAGTTGCATCATCATAAAGTTGTCTTCCATTCATTGTTACTCCACCCGGCAATTGCATTCCCTCAAACTTTGTAAGATTTTGACCCCATTGTTTTTTCATCAATGCGGTATTATATCTTTTGAGAAACATATCACCCCAAATATCGGTATACGTGGCCGGATCAAGAATTTTATCTACTTCAACAACAATAAAATCATCTATGTCGGCATCTGATCCCCATGAAATATCAAGATATAGTTTGTCTGCATGTCGATTATATCTAAATGATGGCTGACCTGTAAACATTTCATTAATCAACGCTAAATATTCTTGTGCAATTTCAAAACTTGCTAAACCACCGCTTCCCAATGAATGCATTTCAGATAGTGCAAATTGATATTTAGAGGAAAACATGGAATTAGTTCTAGAATTATCAGAAAAAGGAATAATTCTTCGAACTCCAATAATTGCTTCGGCTATCGATATGTATTTGTTATCAAAGTCACCTATTGCGGTTGCAGTAGATGCATGAGTTGTTGCGGTTGCTGAACTTGTATTACCTGTAATAGTTTCGCCAGTAGAGAATGTTGTAGTAGTATTTGCATAAAACGTATTACCATCCCCTCCCGATTTAACTTCTGGGCCTTTATATCTTAAAGTAGTATTAGCACTATGATATGCGTGTACTGTTGCTTGAACACCACTTGTTCCACCAGTAATTATTTCACCATTTGAAAAAGTTCCAGTTGGAGCTCCCGCTAGTTTGAGAGTAGAGCCTGATATTTGATGTTTTAGAAATGTATTTTCGGTTGCATCAAAATGATATTCTTGGTAAAATTGGAGAGAATCATCGATACAATCTTCTACTTGGTCATCATCAATATTCAATTCTACTACTGGCCATCCAAGTTTCCGTTTACAATAATCTTTAAAAGTTGTTCTAGTAGTTGGTTGTGTCATTTCGTTGCCTCTGCAGATATCGTTATAATTCCTTCGGCCAATCTTTCTACTATTGTACCACCCGATTGTGTATATTCAACATCGTAAACATAATTTCCAGGGGAAAGAGCTGCAGTCTGTGTCGCAGTCAATGAGATTGTTACATTTGATCCTGCAACGGCGGTAGTTATAGTAGTAACATTATTTGATGAATAGTAAGATTGACGCATCTTTGCGGCACAAGTGCCTGTAGAAATAGTGACATTCTGGCTAACAGAATTTTGTGCGTAGATTACTTTTTCAAACGTGCAACCTTGATCTAATGCAATGTTAACAGTTTGTTTTTGGAGGGTCAATGCCACAATCTTCTCCTTTTAAAATAGTATAGTGTTGATATAGTTGTTTCTATACTATTTATATGAAAAGGAAATCTGTAGCTATTTTGTAACTCTATAATTTCCTATAACTAAAACATCTATATTTGTACCCATAAAAGTTTTTATTGCGTCTTCAGGAGACTCTACTATAGGTTCACCATCAACATTAAATGATGTATTTAATAATATAGGAACATTAGTTTTTTTGTTCCACTCGGTCAATAACTGAAAAATCGGTTTGTTTAATTCTTCAGTTACAGTTTGTATTCTAGCCGAACCGTCTACATGGATTACTGCCGGTACTTGACCTTCTTTCTCTGACAAAATTTGAGCATTAAACAACATATATGGTGAAGAATTTTTTGGAATATCAAACCAATCGTGTATATATTCTTCTAACATGATTGGTGCATAAGGCCTCCACCCCTCCCTATGTTTCACTCTTTCATTAATATAGTCTTTATTGTCTTTAATAATTGGATTAGCTAATATAGATCTATTTCCCAAAGCTCTTGGACCAAATTCACTTTTGCCTTGAAACCATCCGATTATTTTGTTTTCCAATAAATCTTCAACAATAAGTTGACACAATTTATTAAAATCTTCGTAATATGTGTAATTCATTATCAGTTCACTTGAGGTAATGTTTCTCCCATGACATTTCGTGGAGAAATGACAGGCCGATTGTCATGCATAGGTTGCATCTGTGCTGGTTCAAAATTCCAAAATATAACTTGAGAAAGTCTCTTTATATCTATTAATTCTTTAATATCAAACAATGCTGAATGAAACATTCCGCCCATATAAGATACCATTTGATTATATTTGCCAGTAGACTCCCACAACAATTCCCACTCATCATTATTCGCGAAAATACATTCATCATACTTTAATTCAACAGGCGCGTTTTCTAGTACTTCTTTTTTCATCCGCATTGTTGAGTTATCAATGGGTGCTCCACCTTTTTTCTCACAATCAGTTATCCAATCCGACTGTAAATCATCTTGAGGATAACCAACTAAATCAGATTTTATGTGTCTGTATATGCCTGTACCATTAGTTTCTAATTCATCATCTTTATTTAAATAAAGTATAGAAGTAATGAGGGAAGGATCTGAATGTGGAATATAAGATTCTTTTCTTTGAGTCCCCGTCACGCCATGTTCTTTATCATTGTGAATAATATTTACACAAAACTGATTATTATTAGTTGCTGTGTCGTATGTTATCATATCCGTCATTTCTAATTTATGTAATAATAACATAGCTAATGTATTTAAAAAATTCTCGTTTCCTATAAAATTATCAATCGTTATTCTATTACCATAATATTTTTCATAATTACAGTTTGCAAGTGGTACAGGTAATGTATTTACGAAATCGGATATTCTGTCTGGGTCTTTATATACATCATCTATAATAACAACTGGATATTTCCCCCCACGAAAACCCCCACCATGAGGATCATCCCCACCAATCATTTCAACGCGAACTTTCATTTTTGAACCTAATTCGAACATTGATTCATTATCGTAAAATTCCATTTTATTCCTTATAATTTTCTAAACAAGTTTTTATATATTCATCACTATATGAACCACCTAAACATCCTTGATTCAATGGTAATACTAAATCTTCTTCCATCCGTGTAGCGGCCCATGCAGCTGCCCCAAAACTTAGGCCGTCATCATTAGGAGCAGTATTCACATGAACATCTTCATATATACCTTCAGAAATAATTTTAGAATTGGCTAATATATTTAATGCACATCCTCCACCAAGACATAATTTTTTAGTTTTAATTTCTTCAGGAATATTTTTAAGATATAATAACAAATATTTTTCAAAATTATATTGTAGCCAATCTGCCAAATCTTCTGGTAAATAATCTTTACTATTTTGTATTATGTGTAGTTTAGTTTCCTTATCAACCTTAATAACAGGAAAATCATCTTCAAAAATCAACTCATAGATATCTGGAGCATCTATATTTTCATGATTACCGTATGCCGACAACCCCATAATTTTACCTGGATAGGTTTCTCGTAATTTTGGATTGTCATATATATCATCTTCAATATTACTTTTATAATTAGTTATATCAACAAAATCGGAGAACGAATGAAGGTTCAGTACTTTCTTCATAATTTGGGTATAATTTTCGGTAACTTGATCTACATCCTCTTCAGATGGAATTACCCCATTTACTTTCATCTCATATATCATTATAGAGTATTCTGAATAGACTCCTCCAAATGAATTTGTTCCCTCTTCGTTTATGTAAGTATTGTTAATATTAGTAAGTGATTTATCTTTACGTGAAGCATTATAGAAAGAAGTATTATTTAACTTAGGAGCATCCCATTGTTGGTCTGGATGAAAATCACCGGCTCCATCAAATGTAAAAACATTAGCTTCTTCAAATCCTGATGTTAAGAAAGAAGCTGCGGCGTGGGCTATATGATGATCAACAGTTATTATACGTGCATTGGGAAATAAGTTTTTTAAAGTTGTTGTTAAATATCCACGCAACTTCAATGAATAACACAATAATACCGCCCCCGCAACGTATGCTACCACATCAACATCCTCATTTGTTAAATTATTCTCTGTCAGAATTTTTTCTATAGCATTTTCAGGATAACGCCCATCATATTTAATTCTTGTCAGTCGTTCTTCAGATAAAGCATTCTTTAATTCACCATCAACAAATAACGTAGCGCCTGATCCATGAACCCAATAATCCACATCATTAATCATGCTCCAATTACCATCCCACCCAATAGCTCCCGCTATTCCTAATATATTCACAAATTATCTCCAAGAGGGGCCGTATGACCATCCATTAACTGCATATCTAATTCCGCTTGTTACATCAAGTACACGGTGTTTTAAAAAAGACGGAAACATTATCATTGATCCCTGTTTACGACCATCATAATCAAGTTCGCCATGTAGAGGATCAAATTCTACCTTACCACCCTCAAAATCTTTATCTCCGTCACTAATTACAACAACTTGAGTAAGTTTTCTTATAAGATTTAGAGTTGGTTGTGTCCACACATCATCAGTATGCCAATCAAAATGTGGCAATGTACCAGCAGGGGCTTCAGATGGAGCGTATTTTATAACTTGTATATCAGCAAAATCGTCAGGAGTATCAACGCCTTTATATATACTTTTATTGACCGATTTCAAATATGTGTTCATAATAACTTTTAAAGATTGCAATGCAGGTGTCGCAGCCTGAGATCTCTCGACGCTTTCTCCATTCATTGCAGTATCATTAATAAAACAATTTCTTTTGTCATGATATGTTTGACTATTCAGTAGAGCTGGCATCCATTCTAAAGTCTCGCAATCTTTTATTATTTGTTTACACAAATCTATTGGTACAGCTTCCATATTTTCGTAAAAATATTGTTTCATTTTTTGCCTAAGTTACTCTGTTAAATCTTTCTTCTGCATCAATTTCATTTATTGAACTGTCATAATCTGGAACACCAAATGTTCTTTCACATTCATGACAATCATAACATTGTGATTTACAATTTAAAAGTATTCTATTCAATCTTTTACCCTTTTCAGATAACCAAATCTCATCCTGTAAATGCATATCATGAAATTTTTGATATCTGTCAACTGTTAAGTTTGCTTCTTCACTTGTTGGTACAAGCACTAACCATTGATCAAAAGGAACAGCATTAGTTTCATAAACATCACTAAATGATGATGAGGTTAAAGTACCAAACTGTCTCATCAATTTTACATTCTGATTTTTAATATCCTCCTCTGAATAGGTATTGTATAGCCGACCATCAAATCTACCAGAAGTTTTTAATATATCTACTCCACCCACTTTCTTATCCAAATACTGATCCAACATTTCTTTATCAGTAGTAACCATGTCAATACCATTTCTTGGTAATTTATCCATTTCATCAGATTTCCAATTATTACATGAAAGAGATGAAAGAGCATTATCACCACCCCAATAGTTTGCACCTATAACTGTTGATGCCATGTCATGTTCTAATTTAAAAGGACATCTATATAAACACCCTTCTGATACGAGAAGTGAAGTTTTTATTGGTCTTGGTTGTCTTTGTACTAATTTATTTATGCGCCGTAACTCTTTGATGTTTCTATTTAATGAACGATCAAGAAGTATTGTGTTATATCCAATTCCTATTGTATCGGCTACTTGTTGTCCATCAGATATTATATGATTTACAGTATTCTTCCACTTCATCTTAGGACATCGATTTTGTAATTTCATTGTCCTCATCAAATGTTTGGAAGAGATAGTACAACTTCTTAATCCTTTATCATAATATCCCCCAATCCATTCTACAAACTCATCTTGTAATGCTTGGTCTAAAATTAATTCATCCGGCCAAACTGTTTGATTTATTGTAAGAGAAACTTCAACTCCAAATTCCTCTTGTATACGGAGAAGATTATCTATGTGTTCATCAGTTGCTTCCTGTCCCATAGCATTACCAAGAAACTTACGTTGTCTCCTATACGTATAATAAAAGTTTTTGCCAAAGTATATATCTTCTATTTCATCCAAAATAGATTTTGGAGTATTCTTAAAAATTAGATAATAATGATTTGGACAATTTTCCATATCTTTTTCAGGATGTGCAATCGAAAATCTTTTTGTAAAATCCATTATTCTCCTTGAATATAATTCATATATGTTTCAATAGGTAAAATAGTAGGGGCGCCTTTTAACCAATTATCTTTTTCTTGTTGTATTTTAGGATCATCTGTACGCCAAACGATATTGTTATTTAAAAATTCGTATAAGATTATATGATTCCATCTAAGATCGTTGTCATCGACCATGTGAATTAGTTCTTGAGTAAACTGTGTAGTTACATCAGCAAAATATATATTTTGAATAATACGATAATTTTCTCTTTCCTTTTGTCTCTTATAATCTACTGCATGATGAAACTGTCCATTGAACATAATAAAAGTATTGGGCTCCCCATCTGTATGATATACTTCAGTATAATATTTATCTAAATAATTTTCATAATCTTGAGAGGTTTCAGGTTTTCCACTAGGAACACTAGTTAAGTTTGGTAACTCCTCTCCGTTATATTGATAAAATGATGTTCCACATCCGCCAGACAAATAAATTTGGCCGTTTACAAAATCGTCGCGATGTGGGGGAACACAATTATTAGTTTCTTGTTCAGCTTTTTCGAATATTTCAGGAGTTATTATAGTAAATATTCCTAAAGAATCTAAGTTATTAGTGGTAGGCGGAAAAGGCATTGCCGTTTCCCTTACAATCTTCCTACCTACTTGAGTAGAAATATACTCTAACATACAATCATCAATATTAGCAATAGGAGCAAACGCTCTTATTATATTTTGCATTTGAATTATACTTTTATGATCAGTATAATTACAAGATTCTACGTATGTAAGAACATCAACTATATTTTCATAATAATTTTCTACTTCAACAATCCAATTATCATTATCAAAATATTCAATATAAAGATCTTCTTCTGTATAAGAAGTTTTAAATATTTCAGAAAGATCATGTATTGTAATCATACGTTTTCCATTGTATCAAAAATTATATCGGGCGAAATATCATTACACATATCATTACTACATGATAAATTTATTTGAAAATCGTACCCTATCCTTTTGTGATTTTGTTGAGTTTCATTCCACAATACAATAACTTTGTTGTTGTTAGTAGTAGCCGCTAAATGCATCAATGCGGAATCTATACATATTATAAATTTAGCCCCAGCTATCAAAGGTATTATATCTAACACCCCTTCTTCATCTTTTGATGTATATGTTATTGCTGCAGAAGGTTTATATTGATCATCACGCCGTAAACATATAACATCCAATTTCAAATTATTTTTAATTTTATGAACTAATTTTTCAGCCAAATCTGGTCGATAATCTCGTTTACCTATATTGTTTTTGTTATCACCAAAATTTGCATCATAATAATTGGGGGCTCCTGAAAACTGTACAATACAATAATCATTTAATAACTCACTACTTAGATATTTATGCGCCTGGCCGATATCCAAATTATGATTCAAGTAAGGTTTATTTATAACATTTTCGATT